GCATACCTGATTCCTGCCTCAACAACACGATATTCCGAATAGCCGTAATGCCAAGCGTGGACGCACAGAACCAGCCCGAGGACCTGTCAGAGGTGAAGGCGCTACTCCTGAAGATCAGGGACAAGATGCCGGTGTACGCCGTCCGCAACAGGTTGACCGGCGAGCTAATCCGCGTGTTTCCTACCGCGCACACGGGTAATGCTCGCCACGTGATTACCGTCGGAGCGGACATGAAGGCCAGGATACGCTCGCTGGAGTCCTTGGAGTCCGAGGACTACGAAAAAGTCCCCGTAAAGTACCGCAACTATCCCGGCAAGTCCGCCAACGCGTCGTTCATAGTCGAGGGGGACCACCCCTCATACGCTGCCCTAAGAAGCAGGAGGATTCATAAGTGACCATATATCACCAACGAGAGCCCGACTGGCTGGAGGCTGTAAAGGACCTGGCCCCAGGCGGGAAGCGAAGAATTGCAGACGGGGTGCTGGTATCCTTCAACGGAGAGAGCTACCTGCGGTACGACTTCAGGGAGAAGTCTGCCGAGGTGTACCGCCCGCAATTATCCCTGGAAGAGCGCCTGAGGATAATCAGGGCCCAGCGAGAGGCCGAACGCGCCGTGCTGCTGGACTCCAGACTCCCTCCCCTTATGCTGCATCCACAGGACTGGCCCGTCGAGGCGCGGGTATGGCTGTACCGTGCGGACATTGACAACAACGAGATCAAGGCCCTTGGTATAGGCTGGTGGGCGGAGGCGCGTCGTGTGGTGGTGCCTCTCAACATGCTGGGCGGCGGTCGTCACTGGCTGGCACGGGCGGTGGACACCAGTCTAGGACAGGCCAAGTACATCTTCCCTATCGGGGTGGCAGGGAGTAAGATCGCCGAATTCATGGCGCACCCCAGCCCGGGCGCTCCAATGGTGCTCACTGAAGACTGGATGTCTGCCTACCGAGTATCGAGGGATACCGGGGTGAACGCGGGTGCCTTACTAGGAACCAGCGCCAGCCGAGATAGCCTAGTTAGCCTCCTTCAACGGACCAAGGACATCGTACTCTGGTTGGACCCTGACGACCCAGGACGTAAGGCGGCGAGGGTACTGCGCAAGAAGTTACTGGACCTTGATGCCCGTGTGCGAGTGGTGAACAGTCGCTTCGATCCGAAGCTGCACACCCCCGAGGAGCTGCGGGAGTACCTGCGAGGCGTGGAATGACGGACTTAAGCCTGGACCTGGCCGTGCTTCGCATGCTCAAGTACCGAAAGAAGTACGAGCGGTACGCCAAGATGATCCCGCATGGCACGGTTAATGACACAACGAAGAAGATCATCAAGCGGTTCGGGGAGTACTTCGAGCAGACCCAGGTGGATCGGGTGGAGTACAGTCACTTCTGGCCCTGGCTACGCTCCCTCTACCCCAAGTGGAGAGAGAAGGACGTAGCGTACTGGGCTGCCGCCGTCGAGCCGATTGATCGGGACAACCCCGAAGGCTACGACGAGACGGTTCTACGGAACCTGCTGGCCACGGACCTAGCCAACAAGTCGCTGCACTTGATCGAGCGGTGGAATGACGGCGAGGAGGTGGAGCTGGCCGAGGAGCTGCGCCAGGCCGTGGAGGCATTCGAGGACGCGCTCCAGAGGCGGGTGAAAACTCCCGACGTCACCCTAGACTGGGACGAGATGATCGCCGAAGACGCGGACAATAGCGGCTTGCAATGGCGGCTGGGCTGTGTGGGTAGGCACCTTCGAGCGCTTCGGCCAGGAGACTTCGGCATCTTCGCCATGCGGCCTGACCGAGGCAAGACTACCTGGGTCGCCAGCGAGATTACGTACTTCGCCCCGCAGGTTGTGAAGATGTACCCAGGAGAGTACCGCCCGATCGTGTGGTTGAACAACGAGGGACCGGGACGGCGCATCCTGGCACGCATCCGCCAAGCTGCCCTAGGTATGAGCAGCAGCGAGATACGAGCTATGGGGCCGGAGGCAGCTCGGGAGGCATACATCCAGGCCCTGGGCGGGAGAGAGGACATGATCCTGGTGAAGGACATCCACGGGTTCAGTAACTGGGAGGTGGAGGAGTTGCTCCGCAAGCTGAACCCGAGCGTGGTCGTGTTCGACATGATCGACAACATCCAGTTCGCCGGTCAGACCATGAACCGGGGGGAACGCACCGACCAAGTTCTCGAAGCCATGTACCAATGGGCGCGTAGCCTGGGGGTGCGGATGAACTTCGTTGGGTTGGCGACCAGCCAGATCAGTGCCTCTGCTGACGGAGAACGGTGGCCCACACAGCCGCACTTGAAGGACAGCCGCACAGGCAAGCAAGGTGCCTGCGACTTCATCCTGACAGGCGGGTACGACCCGAGCATGCCGAACACACGGTTCATCGGGGCGACCAAGAACAAGATCAAACTCGAAGGCGCTAGCGGAAACCCCGCTGCCCAGGTGTTCTTCGATGCAGATCGCGCCCGGCTAGTAGAGCCGGAGGAGGTTACGGAGTGAAAGGCTATGTCGTATTTGACGTAGAGACAACTACCTACGAGCTAGCAAAACGGAAGGCTAGCCCGTTTAACCCGGACAACTGGGTGGTCGCCGTGGGTTGGGCGCACAACAACAAACCGGTTGCGGGTACGTACTATGGGAAGAACAGGACCGGCTCGCATGGTTGGATGAAGTCGATACTCGAAGGCTTGCGCCCGGCGTACTTGGTGGGATTTAACATCAAGTTTGATATTCTGTACATGATCCAACACCCCAGTGACTACGCGGCGTACCAGGCTTGGATCGCGGAGGGCGGTCAACTGTGGGATACCCAGCTTGCCGAGTACCTTCTCGACGGACAGAAGCAGGACAGCCACATGCTGTCACTGGATGAGGTCGCCCCCAGGTACGGCGGAACGCTCAAGGTCGATGAGGTCAAGGCCATGTGGGCCCAAGGCATCGGGACCGAGGACATCCCTGAGCGGCTGCTCATGGACTACCTTACGGGCCGAGGAGAGGGCGACAGCCGGGAGCATGGGGACGTGGACAACACCCGTCTGGTATTCCTGGGCCAGCTTGCACGGGCGAAGAAGACGGGGCAGGTGCGTAGCATCCAGCTCAACAACGGGGCACTGGTGGCGACCATTGAGATGGAGCGCAACGGCCTGTTCGTGGACGTGGAGCACGGATACCGGCAAGCTGCGAAGCTCAGGGCCAAGGCCGACGAGCTACGGGCAAAGCTGCATACGTACCTGCCCAAGGACCTGCCCTGGGAGTTCAACTGGGGAAGTCGGAAGCAACTGTCCGCATTGATCTTCGGAGGTTCCGTACCCTACCAGGAGCGGGTGCATCAGCTAGACGAGGAGGGAAGGCCGGCCTACGCCAAGAAGGACGAGGTTCAGCCCGTACTAGACGAGGACGGCAACCCTGTGCTGTTCTCTAGCGGAAAGAACAAAGGCCAACCTAAGACCAAGAAGGTCAAGGTCGATGACCTGTCCCGCCCCAAGATGAAATGGGAGACTTTCTACTACAAGTTTCCCGGCATGACCCAGCCGAGTAAAGAGTGGGAGACCTCCGAGAAGGGGGTATACAGCACTGGGGAGGCAGTAATTGAGGAGTTAGGAGGCAGAGGCATTCCCTTCCTGGACGACTTCAGCGAGCTCTCCGACATCATCAAAGACCTGGGGACCTACTACATCGTAGAGGACCGGGACGAGGACGGGGAGGTAATCAGGTCCAAGGGCATGCTGTCCCTTGTGCATGATGGGTTCGTACACCCGGACATTAGCATGGTCAGCACAGTGACGGGACGCTTTGCGCACAGCAAGCCCAACACTGGGAACCTTCCCCGGTCCGATACCAGCGAGGTCAAACAGATGTTTGTGTCTCGCTGGCGGGACGACGGGGTAATCATATCTTCGGACTTTACCAGCCTGGAGGTGTACGGACAGGCCATTCTGTCCGAAGACCCGCAGCTTGTCGCGGACTTGAAGGCCGGCTTGGACATGCACATCAAGCGACTGAGCCAGGTCGAGAAGAAGGACTACGACTGGTTGGTCGAGCAGATCAAGAAGCTGGAAGTAAAGGAGTGGGTGAACAAACGCAAGAATATTAAGGTGTTCTCATTCCAGCGCCAGTACGGAGCTGGTGCGCCGAAGATCAGCCGCTTCCTTAAGCTACCCGTGGAGGTGATCGAGAGCTGGATCAAGGCGGACGAAGAGCTGTACCCCGGTGTGGCGAAGTGGTGGGATGCAGTAGACCAGGCGGTGCGCCAGTCTCGAAGACCTTTGCAGAAGTTCGTGCAGCACCCCTTGCTGCGAACTACTATCCAGCTCGGGGAGGGTAAGTACCGGACTTTCGACGGAAAGGTGTACACCTTCCAGGAGTATCCGGCCCCGGACTTCGCCGTCCGTAAGGGGATCATCCAGAATTTCAAGCCCACCGAGCTGAAGAACTACCCCGTCCAGGGACTGGGGGCCGAGTGGATGAAGGCGGCAATGTGGATCGCCGTCCGAGCCTTCTACCACTACCGCAACTTCGACGGCAAAGCGCTACTGGTAAGCACGGTGCACGACGCACTGTACGCCGACAGCCGCAAGGACGTTAAGCGTAAGGTAGGCGTGGTTATCCACGCTAGCATGCTTGCAGCCAGCGACTTAATGGAGTACTGGTTCAACCACACTATCCCGGTGCCCGTTCCCAGTGAGACTACCTGGGGGCCGAGCATGTACGAGGAAAATAAGTTCGAGGACCCCGAGTCCTTCGACGCCTCCGCCCAAAAGGTGCGGACATGGCTTCGCAATAAGTTCATGGGCGGTTATAAGCCCAGCTACATCAACTGAGGATTCTATGAGCAAACTGTCCTTCAAAGACATCAAGAACCTGGCCAAGGAAATCGCCGAGACCGGCCCCGATTTGACCAAGACCAGCAGCGGGGGCGGGGACTACGTACCTCCAGCCGAGGGGGTTACTCGCCTCCGTCTGGTGGGGTACATCGAGACCGGCGTGCATACCACCAGCTCCCCGCGCTTTGGGAAGAAGACCAAGGCCAAAGCGACCTTGCTGTTCGAGCTGTCGGGCCCGAAACATGAGCCCAAGACCTTGGACGATGGGCGAAAGATTCCGTACATCATCCCCGTGGACCTGAATATCGGTACTCACGAGAAGTCCCTGTACGGAAAGCTGTTCCGCAAGATGGCCGAGAGCTACCCGGGCGTTACGCACTACACCCAGCTCCTTGGTGAGGCGTTCCTCGGCACCGTGGTACATCGAACGTACAAGCGCCGCGATGGCACGGAGGGCGTGGTCGCCGAGCTGAAAGACAGCAACGGGTACACCATCCGGGGCACCACCTACGAGGACCCGGAGACCGGGGAACTGCGCCGAGCAAAGGTTGCCGAGCCTATCTCCGATCCTCGCGTGTTCGTATGGGACTACGCTACCCTGGAGCAGTGGGACAGCCTGTTCATTGAAGGCACCTACGACAACGGCGACACCAAGAACAAGTGGCAAGAAAAGATCAAGAGCGCCGAGAACTTTGTAGGCTCCCCTATCTACCGCCTTCTGATCGAGGCGGGGCGAGAAGACGAGCTGGTCCCGGCACCGAAGGGCCAGGACGAAGTGCCCGACGAGGAGGATACCGACGAGGACCCTCCCGCTAAAAGCCCCAGTAAGGCCCCTAATCGGGCCGAGAAGGCCGTAAAAGAGGAAGGGGAAGGGGTAGGTAGCCAGAAGAAAGATACGGCCTCTACGGCCCGCAAATCGCCTCCGGCTACCAAACTCTCCGGGGCCAAGGGTAAGAAGGCCCCGCCGCCGCCCCCGGAAGACGACGAGTACGACGACGAGGACGACCCTCTGGCGGGACTGTAAATGGAGTGGGCCGCAGCCAAGGCGGTTGAGGCCCAGGACCTCCGGCCCGAGGTCCTGGCCGTGGACCCCGAGACCACGATGCACGTGGACGGGGACTACGCCGCGTACTACTACTCGGGCAATGACGACACGCTAGTGGCGGACGCCAAGCGCAACCTCATCAACGGCATCCAGCTAGCCGCCCAGGTCGGGGGGGCAGGGAAGGTGGTGATCCACCTGACGCACAGCATGTCGGACAAGGGACAGAGATACAAGATCGCTACCGTGAAGGTGTACCAAGGGCAGCGCGATGGAGGCCGCCGGCCCAGGAACTGGGAGGCTATGCGCCGGTGGCTGGAGAGCAGCAAGACTCTGCCCGGTACGAACTGGCGGGTAGTTACCTGGCTCGATAGGGAAGCGGATGACGGAATAGCCGCCGCTGCCCGGTACGAGTGGAGTCAGAAGCGTGCGCCGGTGATCCTGTCAAGGGACAAGGACTTCCGCATGATTCCAGGCCGGCACATTACCTGGATAGCACTGGATCGGGTAGAGACCAACCCGCAGACCTTCCGTAAGGACGGGCCGGATGGAGAGATATACGGTACCCTGTGGTTCTGGATGCAGATGCTGCAAGGGGACCCGGCGGACAACATCCCGGGGCTGGAGAAACATCCGGGAAAGACCCCCGGCACCTTCAAGCCCTGCGGGGAAGGTTGCGCCAAGCACCACCTACTGGGCCTCACCAATGATCGGGAGGCGTATGACAAAGTAACTGAGCTGTACCGGGCGTACTACGGAGGCGCATGGGCAGATCGTTTTGTGGAACAGGCAGCACTGCTATGGTTGAGGAACGACAACAAAGCATGGGTGGGCAACTTTACGAGGGTGCTCCCCGTCAAGGACCCCGAAGTATGGGCCGCCCTGTCGAGGCTGGAGAGGAGGCTGAGGCATTGAGAGAACTCAATGACTTCCCGTGGTACGAGGAGGACTGTATTGAGTAAGCTCACCACGAAGCAGCTCAAGGAAATGCGGGATGCCGCCAAGGTGTGCGCCCTTTGCGGTACTGCATTCACCCCGAAGAACCCGCCCGTCGTGGACCACGACCACAAGACGGGGGTTGTACGAGGAGTGCTGCACCGAGGATGTAATGCGGCCCTGGGCCACATCGAGAACAACGGTCCCCGGTACTTCCTCACAGACCCCGTAAAGCTGGCGAAGTGGGCAAGGAACCTGGTGCACTACCTTACACGGGACTACAGCCACGCGCCGCTGTACCCTACACACCGAACCGAGGAGCAGAAACGTGAGCTTCGAAACAAACGTGCTCGGGCTGCGCGAGCTGCCGCCCGCGCTGGCCGAGCTTAATGGGGGCCTAGATTGAAGCTACTCCTGCTGGACATAGAGACCGCCCCCATGATCGCGGACGTATGGTCCCTGTGGGAGCAAAACGTCGGCCTCAATCAGATCGTGCACGACTGGTACATCCTGTCCTGGGCCGCCAAGTGGGCGGACGGGAAGAAGGTATTCTACGCCGACCAGTCCAGAGCCGCCAACATCGAGGACGACAGCGACATCCTGCGCAAGCTGTGGGCCTTGCTGGACGAAGCGGACATTGTGATCGCGCACAATGGGTCTCGGTTCGACATCCCCAAGATCAACGCCCGGTTCATCAAGGCGGGCCTTCCCCCGCCCAGCCCGTATCGGCAGATCGACACCCTGAAGCTGGCGAAAGCCAAGTTCAAGTTCACTTCCAACCGCTTGGCGTACCTTGCTAAGTTCCTGGGAGTGGGCACTAAGGAAGAGCACCCCAATTTCCCCGGGCATCTGCTATGGGTGGAAACCCGTAAGGGTAACGCGAAAGCGTGGAGGGAGATGCGCAAGTACAACATCCAGGACGTTCTAGTACTGGAGCAAGTGTACGCCAAGCTCCGCCCGTGGGACTCTAAGCACCCCAACCTTGGGGTAGACGGAGGAGCCTGCCCAGTGTGTGCTGCGGCAGGGGAGCTGGAGAAGCGAGGCTTCCACTACACGAACGCTGGTAAGTACCAGAGGTACGCTTGCAAGGCGTGCGGTGCATGGAGCAGGGGCAAGACGAACTTGTTGGACAAAGAGTACAGGAAAGGGTTGGTACAGACGCTATGATGGTTAAACCGTACATGCCTCTTACAGAAGAAGACCCTAACGGGATTCCTGCTAACGCTCCGGGGAGTAAGCTGGACGCCGGTAAGCTCCGTCCCGCCCTGGTGCTTGGTGAATTCTCCCGCGCGCTCACTGAGGTGGTCAAGATCGGCACCTACGGCGCTGCCAAGTACACTCCACGGGGCTGGTTGTCCGTAGAGAACGGCAGGGAGAGATACGCCGACGCCGCGTTCCGGCACCAGCTCGCGGTGTGGCGAGGAGAGGAGGTGGACGACGGCCCAGGCGGTACTGGGGGACTGCATAAAGCACAGGTCATCTGGAACCTACTAGCTGAGCTGGAGCTGGAGCTGCGGGAGAAAGACACGTGACCAAGGACTACCGGCAGACCCGGGTGGAGTCCCTGGTCGAGGCGTGGATCAACGTGTTCATCGGGTTCTGGATCAACTACACCGCGAACCTGCTGATCCTCCCGGCAATGGGGTTTGACACCCTAACGCCGGGCACCAACTTCCTGATCGGGATAATGTACACTTTGGTGTCCGTTATCCGCAGTTATGTCATACGTAGGTGGGCGCAGGAGCACCTTAAGACCCTGATTAGCTTGGTAGCTACTCGTATCCGCCGAGTACTAGGAGATTGAATGGACCGCAGCCAGGTAGAGCGGGAGCAGCGCCTGTACGCCGACGGGAGGGAGAAAATCCTGGCGGCGGTGATGAAGGCAGAGAAGGAGGGTAAAGCCGCCTCACTACCGTACCAGAACTTCCTGGTGCGGCAAGCTATCGAGTACCTGGTTGGGGCAATCAAGCGGGACATCCTGTCGAAAGAAGGCGCAGGAGCCTTTAAAAAGTACGCCCAGTACCTGGGTACCATCGACCCGCGTTTGGCCGCTCTGAGGGCCATCCAGGCCGTTCTACAGGTACTTCTGAAGGGGGGCGGCTTGGACCACCCGGCCCCGGTGTGGAAGACAGCAGCCAGGGACGCCGGCAAAGCAGTGTACAGCGAGTACCTGATGCAGCACTTCAAGAAGCTGTCGGCCCCGCTGTTCAATAGCCTACTGCGCGAGTTCGACCGGTCCATGAGCAAGGACGAGGCGCACATCCTCTCGGTGTACAAGCGCAAGTTCAAGTCTGAGGGCTACCCGGTCCCCACCTGGGGGCTGGGGGATATCGAGAAGGTAGGGCAGTATGTGCTGGAGCAGCTTGTAGCAGCCGGGTTCCTGGAGAGCTGGAGCCGCAACGAGAAGGTGCGCAACCGGGTGCTAACAATACGGTACATAGCCCTGGCAGAGGAGCTGCGAGGAGCGTCCCTAGAGCTTATCGACCGGGTAGCCGCCGTGCCGAAGGTGGCCGGTCCACTGATCGAACCGCCCCTGGACTGGGACGCGAATACCAACAGCGGGGGCGGGTTCCACACACCGGACATGCAGCGGCTAATGGCCTACGCCGTACAGGGGCACGGGCCGGTCCCGGTAGCTCCGGCAGTAGTGCGGACCCTCAACACCTTGCAGGCGGTGCCGTGGCAGATTAATGTCCCCGTGCTACGGGCCGTCCGTAAGGTGAGCCAGCGCCGAGACTTCGGGGACGTGGTGAGCCCAGACCCTGGACCTAAGCCCGAGTTCCCGGAGGGAGCAGACGAGGCCGAGATACGGGCATGGAAGGCCCGGGCGCACAAGTGGTACAGCGAGAAGAAGGTCCGCATGGTCAAGCACATGCGGGCGCAGCGCACCTTCCAAGCAGCCCAGGAGTTGTCGGAGTACCCCGCCATCTGGTTTAGCTACTACGCCGACTTCCGAGGCAGAGTGTACGCCAGGTCCAATAGCGTGTCTCCCCAAGGGGACGACTTGAGTAAGGGCCTACTGAGATTCCGGGACGGCAAGGCGCTTACCCCGGAGGCTGTGCCTTGGTTCAAGAGCGCGGGAGCCAAACGCTTTGGTCTGGACAAGGTGCCCCTAGAAGACCAGATCAAGTGGGTGAACGAGAACGACGAGTTCATCCGTCGAATGGGAGAGGACCCGACCACGTACACAGAGTGGACGGAGGCAGACAGCCCGGTACAGTTCCTAGCCTGGGCCATCGAGTACGCCGCTTGGCGTGCAGACCCAACGACCTTCGTATCGCACTTGCCCATCGGGCAGGACGGTACATGCAACGGGCTCCAGCACTTCAGTGCGCTAATGCGGGACCCCGTAGGAGGGGCCTCCGTCAATCTGGTGCCGGGACCAGCACCACGAGACATCTACGCTGAAGTTGCCGCCCGGGTAACAGAGCGGCTAAAGAGCCTGCCACCAGGGTGCTACCGGGATGGTTGGCTGGCGCACGGGATCACGAGGAAGATCACCAAGCGGCCAGTGATGACGTTGCCATACGGCAGCACCCGCTACGCCGCCAGCTCATTCATCAATGACTACATCCAGGACGAGAGCACGCCGCCCATGAAAACCATCCCGCCCTCCGACTGGGGCGACGCTGCCAACTGGCTATCCCACGAGGTATGGGCCGGGATGAAAAAGAGTGTGGGTAAAGCAATGGACGTTATGGCCTGGCTGCAAGGCTGGGCCAAGCACGCCATACAGACCGGCAAGACGGTATGCTGGACCACGCCGGACGGGCTCCGCGTAGTTAGCGAGTACCCCCGTATGCGGAAGTCCAGGGTATCCTCCGTAGCATTCAAGAGTAGGATACAGATCAGCGTTCCCACCGGGAAAGTAGACATCCGTAAGACAGTCAACTCTGTAGCACCCAACTTCGTACATAGCTTAGATGCTGTGCACCTAGCTAGGGTAACTGCTAGAGCAGCTTCTGAAGGTATGACTCTAGCTATGATCCATGATGACTTTGGAGTACATGCTGCGGATATACCTAGGTTCCGTAGGATAATTAGGGAAGAGTTCGTATACCTATACAATAACAATACTATACTAGAAGACCTAGCACGGTCTACTGGCTATACAGAACCTATCCCTAGCAAAGGCACCCTAGACATCCGAGAGGTGCTGGACAGCACGTACTTCTTTTTCTGAGCCACCTAAATGCAAGAGCCACAGAACCCGAACCAAAACCCTACTCCAGTCATCGCTTCCCGGCTTTCACTGAGAGACTACGAAGCCTTCGAGAAACAGTTCCTGATTACCGGGCGCACAGATAACCCTACCCAGGCTGCTATCCAACTTGGGGAACAGCGTGTACTCCAGGCACTGCGGAGGCAGCTAGTGGTATGATAGGATACACCCCTCTACATGCTTGGGAAGGCAAAGAAGCAGTCCTAGCTGGGGGTGTGGATCGCCTTCGGAAAGTACTGGCAAAATCAGACAAAGCATGGGCTAAGAATTTTCCGGTCCAGGCAGCCTTCGGCATCGTAGCAGCTTTCGCCAGAGGAGACACACCCGTACCTCATGTGCAGGCCACGGTGCTCGCGGACAGCCACTTGCTCCTATGGGGACTTGCGGAACCTTGGTACTACCCCGGACAGAAGTGGCTGGTGGAGGAGTTCTTCATCCGGGTAGGTGCCGGATGCCACAAGGATGCCTTGAAGTCGCTGGACCTCCTGGCCGAGAATGTGGGAGCAACGGGCATCGTCATGGCAACCGCCTTGGCCCGCTCTGACCTCGCCCTGGGGAGACTGCTGGCCCAGCAGGGGTACAGTCCCATGAATAGCCAACACTTCAAACCTATAGGAGGGCCGTAGATGGCCGCAGTTTCCACACTCGTTGCGTCCGCCGTAGCAGCAGCCGGCACGGTCTACGCTGCCCAACAGCAATCCAAGGCAGCTAAACAGCAGGCCGCGCTGCAAGCACAGCAGCTCGCTTTAGAGCAGCAAGCTATCGACGCTAACGCCGCAATCGCGGCAGAGAACGCCCGCATCCAGGCGCAAGCCTTGGAAGCCCAGAAGCGGGCCGCCGAAGAGGCACGGGCCCTTGCTGCCGCAAATACCGCAGCCACCGCTGTATCCGCCGAGAGTGCTGCTGAGCGGGAGAGAACCGCTGCCCAGGTCCGAGAGACCGAGCGACTGGCGGCAGAGCAGCTGGGCCAGACAGCAGAGGCCACTACCCGTGACGACATGTCCTCGGTGGGCCGCCGCCGCCGGGTCCGTGCCATCTTCAACGCGGGGACCGGAGCAAGTGGCGGCGCAGGGAGTATCCGGCTGTGACGACTAAACACCTCACCGCAGGGCAGCGGTGGGCGCAACTACACCAGAAGCGCAAGGGTATGCTGGACCGCTTCGAGCAGTACGCTGCGGTGACTATCCCGACGGTGTGTCTGCCCGATAACGTATCCCAGTTTACCAACAGCATCCAGCACGACTGGACCAGCTTCGGTGCACAGGCGGTGAACCACTTGGTGAACAAGATCAACCTGGCCTTGTTCCGTCCTGGAGTTGCGTTCTTCCGGCTTGACCCTAGCCGGGAAATGCGACGCGCCCTGGAGGCCATGCAGGTGCCGGAGGAAGAGGTTCGGCGGCTGCTAGTCACTGGGGAGCAGGAGGCCATGCGGGTCATGGACCAGGTTGCCCTACGGCCTGTGCTCAATGAGCTGGGTCGGCACTTGGTAATCACGGGCAACGTAATCTGGGACACCACGGAGCCGGAGACTACCGTCATCGGCGTCCGAGACTACGTGGTCAAGCGCTCACGCACCGGTAAGCTCATTGAAGTTCTGCACCATCGCCGGCTGCTTTTCAATGAGCTGGAGCCGGAGGTACAGTACCATGTACAGCGGGGCTACGCTCCCGACAATGAGGAGGCGTACCTGTCGTACTACCGCTGGTTCCGACGAGTGCGGGACAAGTGGTACTTGGAGCAGTGGGTGGAGGATACCCGCCTCCCCGAAGAGTACATGCACGTGTACGAGCTGGATAACCTCCCGATCCATGTGCTGACCTGGAACCTGGCTGCCGGCCAGGATTACGGGACGGGTATGGTCGAGGAGTACGCCGGGGACTTCAGTACCCTGAGCACCCTGGCGGAAGCGGAAGTCAAGGCGGCTATCCTAGCGTCCGACTACCGTTGGCTCGCCAACCCGGCCAGCGTTGGGGACGTAGATGACGTGCGAAACTCGGTCACCGGGGACGTTATCCCGGGCGTGCAGGGGGACCTCAGCATCATCGCCCTGGGTAACTCCGAGGCGGTGGACTCCACTGCCCGTAGTGCTGACCGCGTAGTGCGGCGGCTGGGCCAGGCGTTCCTGCTCGGCTCCGCCGTAACGCGGGATGCGGAGCGGGTGACTGCTGAGGAAATCCGGCTCCAGGCAATGGAGCTGGAGACCAGCCTCGGCGGAATCTATTCCCGCCTGGCCGTGGAGCTACAGGTGCCGGTGGCGCGTTGGCTGCTGGAGCAGATCGACCTGGACATCCGGGGCACCCAGCTAGTGCCCACGATCATCACGGGCCTGGCGGCCCTGTCCCGCTCGGTGGAGGCGCAGCAGGTTATGCGCTTCCTGGCGGGTCTGGCCCAGGTTGGGACGCTGCCGCCCGAAGTATCCTCGAGGTTGCAACTGTCTCCGATCATCAGTATACTGGCCGCAGCCGAAGGTCTGGACCCAACCAAGTACGTCAAGAGCGAAGAGCAAGTCGCCCAAGAGCAGGCCGCTGCACAGCAGGCTGCTCTAGAGCAGCAGGCACAGCTAGCCGCAACTCAAGAGGGCGCAAAGGCCCTGGCACGAAGGAACACTGAACAGTGAGCGAAACTACCAAACCGACCGATCAGACGCCTGAAAACGCCCCTGCACCCACCACACCCGCAGCGCCCGACACACCCCCGGCAGCGCCCGCAGCCCCCGCCAACCCTACCTCATTCACCCCGCCGCCTGCGCCGAAAGCGCCCGCTCCGGAGGAAGAGGTAGTCTACGAGTACGCTCCCACAGGGGACCCGGGTCTGGACCTGGCGCTGTCTTACGTCGGGGGCCTGGGCTTTGGCCCGGACAACCCCGCCATCAAGGCGGCAGAGTCCGGGGACTTCGGGCCGATCGAGACCGCCCTGAAGGCGCTCGGAGACAAGGCCAAGGGGTATGACAAGTACCTTGCCCTTGCAAAGGCCAGCTACGAAGCCGCCGCTGCTAAGAACAAGGCCCGCGAGGAAGCCACCGAGAAGGCTATCTACGAGGCCGTCGGCGGCAAGGACGCCTGGGCGGCCATCCACGCCTGGGTTTCCCAGGAAGCATCGTCCGAGCAGAAGCAGCAGATCGAGGCCGCCTTCCGGGCGGGCGAGCTGCCAGCTGCGGCGATGGCCCGCCAACTAGCAGACCTGTACCGCCAGTCTGGTAAGTCGAAGCTGCCGCCGAAAGCGGTCGCCTCGCCAACCGCAGGCGCTGCGCCCTCTGCTGCATCGGGCGGTGCCCTGAGCCCCGCCGAGTACAAGGCCGAGATTCGCAAGCTCGAAGCGAAGTACGGCTACCGACTGCAAGAAACCAAGGAGTACGCCGACCTAGTTGCCCGTCGTCGTGCCTATCGTAACTAAGGAAACCTGAATGGCACTGCCTACCTTTACCCCGACCTTCCCGAACCAGAGCCTTGGTACGGGTGACGAGCTGGCCCTCGCGATTGAGGAGTTCACCGGCATCGTCGAGGGAACGATCGAGCGCCAATCCAAGGCCGCCCCCTTCGTGAACATCCGCCCGGTGCGCGGCACGACCACCATTGTGAACGACGCCATCGGCGAGTCCACCCTGCAAGTCGTGACCCCCGGCACCACCCCGGACGGCACCTCGCAAAACCAGACGGCCCGCGTGTCGCTGACCATTGACACGCTTATCCTGGCCCGCACCAACATCCCGCTCCTGGACAGCTTCCAGAAGAACTGGGACTTCAAGAGCGAGGTTGGCCGGGAGCACGGCAAGAAGATCGCCAAGTTCACCGACGAGGCGTTCTTCATCCAAGCCGCGAAGGCAGCCGCCCTCTCCGGCTCGTCCTTCGGCGCACTTCCCGGCCATGCTGGAGGTAGCACGGTGACTCTGGACAGCTCTGCCGACGCTGCGGACCCCGCCGCCCTCCTCGCCGCCATCTCCGACCTGTTCGTCAAGTTCGAGGAGAAGGACGTGTCGCCCAGCGTGGACGACGTGATCGTGGCCCTGCGCCCCGCCGCGTTCTACGCCCTGCTGGACGCCGACCAGATCGTCAACGGCGAGTACATCACGTCCCGAGGCACCAAGCTCGAAGGCGTGAAGATGCTCAAGGCCCTGGGCGTGCCGGTCGTGTCGAGCAACAACGTGCCCAACACTAACATCACGTCGCATCCGCTGTCCAACGCCCGGAACAACTACGCCTACGACGGCGATTTCACGAAGCTGGTGGCCGTGGCTTTCGCCCCGAACGCCCTGCTGGCCGGCGAGACCATCCCGCTGACCACCGCCGTGTGGTACAGCGAGGAAAAGAAGACCTGGTTCGTGGACGCGCACCTGGCCTTCGGGGTCACGCCGAACCGTGCCGAATACGCCGGTCGCATCCTGATCCCCTGATCTAGGGGTACGCCAAAGCCCACCGGCCCACGAAGCCTGTGGGCTTTTTCATTACCCTTGGAGGACTTCCAATGACCCTTATAGAAGCTGTCAACCTGTGCCTGCGCAGCACCGGCGAATCTAACATCGCCACGCTGGACAGCAACCACCCGCAAATCTCGGTCATTCTGTCAGAGATCGACACGGTTAGCCAGCGCATCCAGCGACGCGGCTGGTGGTTCAACACTGCCCTGCGAGTCCTCACTCCCGTTACCACTGGCCCCTTCAAGGGACAGATCGACGTGAGTGATTATGACCTGGTAGTGCCCGTAGGCCGCGCCCTGGACTACTTCCCTTTGGGAGACTGGCTGGTAGACCGACGAACGGGCGAACCTGTACGGGATACCGCCGTACAGGCATGGACCCGCAAGGTGTACCCTACCAACGAGAGCACCTGGAACAGTCTACCAGATAGCTTCACTGACTACGTGGCCACGGCTGCTGCTCTGTCCTACGCCAGCAACTACGACGCGGACGAGCTCCAGCTCCAGAAGCTACAGGTCGCGCTATCGCAAGCCCAGGCCCGGGCTAATGCAGACCATATCCGATACTCCCGGGTTAACTTGTACCACTCTGGCTCGGCGGGGCAGGCCCTTAACCGCGCCCGAGGCAACCGCTATGGGGTGTACCGATGAGGGTCGGTGGTCCTTATAGGTCCGTCATCCGGGGGGTTAGTCAGCAGGCTCCAGCCGACCGGCTCGAAGGACAGCATGGGGAGTCCGTGAATATGGTGTATGACCCCGTGCGCGGGGCAGTCCGGCGCAACGGGATGGTCATGGAGAACTACCTCCAGCGTACCTTCACAGCGGACCCGCAGTACGCCATCGCGGACAGCCTCAGCTTCCGAGTGTTTACGTATCGTGACGGGGAGCTGGACTTTCACATCCTTTACCGCAGCCGGCCCAGGGAAGTGGACCCCGACGTAGGCCCTACGGATGCGCACCTGGACACCATCTACGTTCGCCCGATGGCGCTGCACGGGAACCGTGACTTCGTGGAGGTAGTTCGCCGAGCGTCGGATACCGCACTGGCGGACTATGATGCCCGTGGCATCAGTGCCATCACGGCAGTGGGTAGCTATGTGCTCATGGCCGCGAATGGAAGGCAGCCTACCCAGTCTGTACAGGACCAGGTAGTAGGCCAGCCCTGGTCCAATACGGCCAGTATCTGGGTCAGAGGCGGGGCGTACAACCGGACGTATACTATCCGTGCCCGGCGAGCCAGTGACAACGCGGAGTTCCTGGTCTCCTACACCACCCCCAGTTCATACTACACGGGCAGCCCGGACTTCAGCGGCATCAACATGAGCCGCCCGGACGGCGTACTGAAGATTCAGCAGCGACAAGCCGAATATAACACCCAGGTTAACCAGCACGCTAGCGCGGCAGCTAAGGCCATCGTGCCCAGCGCCATTGCGCAAGAGTTGGCGAACCAGCTGAACGCGGCAGGCTTCTCCGGCTGGACCGTAAGGGGCTCGCATCTGCTCAACAGCGACGTAGGCTGGATGGAAGTGGATGACGGGGGAAACGGGGAGTACCTCCGTGGCGTCCTCCGGGAAGCTCAAGACACCGATGACCTCCCTGACATACACCGCGTAGGGAAGGTGATCCGTATCAAGCCACGGGATGGAGACGAAGACGCCTACTACCTCAAGGCCGAGGCCAAAGAGGCGGGCTCCTCGGACATGTACCAGGAGGTGGTGTGGCGGGAAGCCGCAGGCGTCCTCCAGACTCCGCTGGACGTGTTCTCCATTGGTCGGTATGTGAACGGAAAGTTCTACTGGGCCAGTAGCCCCTCTCAACTTCAGGCCCTCCTGGACGAGGAGGGTATCACGGGGGTAACGGTGCCCCAGTATGAGCCGAGCACGGCAGGGGACGAAGACTCCTCGCCGGCCCCGGCGTTCTTCAAGCGGCCTATTACCTACCTCGGCGTGTTCCAGGACCGTCTGCTGATCGGCAGCGGTGCCGTTATCACGGCCAGCGCACAGTCCGACTACTTCAACTGGTATCGCAGCACAGCCTTCACGGTGCCAGACACGGACAGCACGGAGATTGTGGCGAGCGGTACTGAGGCGGATACCATTCGCTTCGGTGCGCTGTACGACCGGAACTTGATCCTCACGGGGGATAAGTTCGTGTACGTCATCAACGGACGCACGAACTTCACCGCTACCAATCCGAGCATGTCGGTCATGTTCTCCCTGCAAGGGGCAGGCGGGGCCGCACCTGCGGGGCTCGGCAAGTACGTGTTCCTCCTCAAAGAGGACGCCCAGGTAGGGGCGGCGCGGCTGATGCAGATCAGGTCCGGTCCCTACCAAGACAGCCCCGTGGTGGACGACGTTAGCAAACAGCTCCGGGACTACATTAACGGCTTCCCTGCCGAGATTGTGACCCTGCCTAGCCCGAACGCTGTGTTCGTGCGCACGGAGTTCTATCCTAAGTCGGCGTATGGCTTCCCTCGGGCGCGCCCCTATGGCTTGTACCTGTACCAGTTCATGGATGCCCCAGACGAGACGCGCATGTTCGACGCCTGGGGCGCGTGGGAGTGGAGTGCGGCCCTCGGCATGCCGATCGGAATCGCGGACGCAGGGACCGGGGACGCCTTGGCCGTGTATACCTTGGCCGTGGGGGCTGACGAGAACGGGGACAGGGCCTGGTCCATCATGGCGCACCGCGTTAGTGTACGCCCCGACCCTACGGGCCTGCCGTACCTAGACGGTCTGCGCCCCGCCGCCGAGGCTGCCGTCACAGGTATGCTCACTGAGTTCGCCGATCAATCGGTACGGGACGTGGTGTACACTGCGCCGTCTGCGGTGAACAGCTTCCAGGAGCCCGACCACTCTGACGCGGGCCGCTGGCAGAACGTGCCGCATCCGCACTACACCATCGGCGACGCGCCTCCTGAGACAGTGGACGGCGGGCGGTGGACCGGCGTGAAAGGCTGGGCCATCGACTACGCTACGGCGTATCCTGGGTATCCGACTAACGGTCTGTACACCGGCACCGCATTCCCGGCGTACATTGACCTGACCAACCCCTTCGTGCGCGACCAGGAAGGCAAGACCAAGACGGGCGGCAAGCTGGTGCTCACTAGCCTGCAAGTGACCACTACCCGCACTGCCGGCCTCCGGGCCTGGTGGCGGGACCACGACGGGACGGTTCAGACCTCCGGGTTTGAGGACGGCTATCAGCGTATCCGGTACAACACCACAGTGTGGGTGGGCCGCGAGGTCAAAGACGTACAGATACGCCTGGAGGCGGTCAACTGGTGGCCGCTGACCATCAACGCCATATCCTGGAAAGGTAACTGGTTCAACTACTGAGGAGACTAGCCTATGTGGGCATCCCTTATAAGCGTCGTATCCGGGGCCTACACTAGCTGGTCGGCTGCTAAGACCTCGGGCAAGGTAGCGGGCATCATGAACGCTGCCAACGCCTCCCTGTACGAGGCCCAGACACGCCTCAATAACGCCAACTACAAGCTGGCACAGGGGGCTGCCAAGATCGCTTCGGCAGAGGCGGCTACCCAGGTAGCTATTCGAGAGGCGCAGAACGCTACAGCTGCTGCGCAGAGCACCCTGGCGGCGCATCTCAAGGCCATCGCGACCCGCGCTGCCATGCGGCAGGCTGCGGAGCGCATGGAGGCAGAGGTAACCGCCGGGGTGCGCACGCTCGACGCCGTGCAGCAGCGCAACTTCGAGGAGAGCATCCGTTCTGCCGAGGAGTGGGGCCGCGCAGTAGCCGCCTCGGCCAGCTCCGGATTGGCCGGGGCCGGAATTGAGGCCATCAATTCCGCCATGTCCCTTCGCAACGCTCGCCTGGAGCAGCAGGCTCGCCGTATTACGGCGCAGGCGGAGAGTGACGTAGCTGCCCGGGCAACTGGGCATCTGGCATCGGCCTTGCTCGGCACAGACGCCACTACGGTAGGCTACAACTACCAGGTAGGAAGCAACTTCACACAGTCGTACCTGCCGTACAAGGATGTCATCAGGGCTCCGGCGATGCAAGTAGGGGCGAGCACCAGTGCGGCACTTATCTCCGGGCTGTTCGGCAATATGGACAGCCTTAAAACCCTGCTAGGAGCCTTTGCCTCCAAGCCAAACAACAGCACCGTCGCTACCCCGTATAGCGGGGGCACCGTAACGGGCACGGCCCTGCCGTCCTTCAACTGGAACTTCGGTAACTCGTCGGCGGCTACCCCGTATACGGGTGGCGGCGCAATCCAGGGCACCGCCCTTCCCTCTATCTCCCTGAATTGACATGGCAGAATTCTCATTTGCACTACCCGATCGCCCCGGCGGCACGGTAGCTACACCCGCGCAAGGCGGTGGTGCCGGTTCCGGGGCCGGTGGTGTCCGTAGTGGAGGTGGCGTCAGCGGAGGGGCCGGTAGCAGTCTTCGCGGGGCCCCTCCGGCCCCTCGGGGCAGCGGGGTAGGCTTCCTCGCTACTGGCATGGGAGCGCAAATCGACGCCCGGACGGCGGAGGCTCTCCAGAAGTTCGGCCAAGACATCCTCCTCCCGCACATCAAGGCGGAGGCCCAGGCGCAGTTCATGTCCGGGGTTGAGGCTGCTATGCAGGGTAAGGCGCTTGAGGAGATCATCAAAGAGCAGCCCTGGTACAGCCAGATATTCGGACCGTCCTCCGCTGTGGACGGTGCCCGGGCGTACACCGTGCAGGCCCGTATTGCCGAGTTCGGTGCCAAGCTGGAACAAGAGATGCCCACGCTGGCCCAGCAGCCCGCTGAGGTATTGACAGAGCGGCTGGCCGAGTTCCAGAAGTCCCTCATGACGGGGGACGAGATCACTGACGGGATAATTACCCGGCAGATCGTAGAACAGATGGCCCCGATCTACAAGCGGCACGCCAAAGAGCACTACATCCACATGCAGCAGACCGCTGTAGCGGAGCAGGGCAAGGCGTGGGCGGCGGAGGCAGCGCACTATCAGCAGCAGGCCCAGGCTCACTTGGCTGGGACGGTGACAGACGAGGACCTGGAGGCGGGCAAGCAGCGCCTTCGGCAGGCCCTGGCCCCGTTCGGGGACCAAAGTACTGAGAGCTACCACCGGAACCTTATGCGCTTCGTGGAGAACGCTGCGGTAGCCGGTAACTTTCATGCTGTGAAGCTGCTAAGGGACGACGGTCTGCTGGACCTGTTGCCCGTAGAGGCCCGCACCCAACTAGAGCGAGCCCTGGCCGTGGCGGGGAGAAAGGCGCTGGACCAAGCTCTACTGTCCGACCCTAACCTCGCGCTGGAGTACCGCCTGCTGGTGGATGACACGGCGCAGAACCCCGCCAAGTTCAGGGAGCGTGCTCTGGCCCTCAACCAGCGTGCCGCCGACCTGACTGGCGTGACCGAGGTGCCCTTGCTGGAGGGTGCGGAGGTGGCCCAGGTAACGGGGAACATCCTTCGAGCACAGGCTGCTGGGCGCTCCGCCGCCGCAGATCAGGAGGCGCAGATCGCCCGCGCCCTCGCTGCCTGGTCCCAGCCGGGCCAGGTCGCTGCGGCTGT